CATCGTGGCCGCCGCCTTTTGCTACGGGATAAACATGGTCACATTCCAGCCGACCTCCGTGGCTACCACAGTATTGGCAGGTGTAATCGTCCCGCTCGAATATGCGAAGACGGATTTCATTCCATAAATGTGCAGGAAGTCGTGATGCCTTAAATAATGCAAATCCGTCTATCTGGAAGCCCCCCTCGATGGACTCCCAGATACCTGCCTCAACTAACTCTGTCGGATCACCTAATCGCCGGACGATTGCCACATTGAGAAATCCATCGGTGAGGTACTTGCCGGAGTAGCACAACCCCTCTATGTAGAGGCGAAAGGCTGCATCGCTCAGCGGCAGGATTTTAGGATTTGTGGGAAACCCGTCATCGAGCTTTATCCAAGTCATCGCAGCGCCCACATAATCAGGCAAGTAATGGCAAGCGCTGAGCCAATGAAATACGGCATCCACTTATCGTCAATCATTATTAGCCTCCACTAATCGCTGAACAATCCATGAAACCACCGGCACGGCTACAGCGTTACCCATCTGCTTATAACGCTGCGAGTCGGCCTGACCCTCTGTCCAGTTATCAGGAAATCCCTGAAGGCGCTCGCATTCGGTCGGAGTGAGTCGGCGAACGGTTGTCTCTGAAGCCACGCCATGTCCTCCTACTGTGTCAATCGTGAACATCGGATCATTCTCGTTGCCATACCCTTTGCCCTGCGGGCCTGCGGTATCTGAGCGACCGATGATGGTTCCTTGAATGGGAAAAACTGCTGGCACATTTCCACCCCCTGTTCCATATCGTGATATTACGGTCGGCACTATTTCATCTTCATAAATCCGAACATCATTGACCCGAGTGCCATCGATGATAAATAGCGTTTGGTCGTTACTTGTTGCCAAGGTGAAACTCCGTTCGCTCAACATAGGGCCTTTACCCCCCCGGCTTTTCCTTCTCGATTACGCATGACGATAATCATTGAATAACTATTTTGTTTTCATGCGCTTGTTGTTGCTGTGGAAACTTGTAATCACTTGCAAGTAATGGCCCGACTATTTCTCCGCTACTAACTCTAGAGCTTGCTGTAGTCTCGGTGGCAGACTTTTTCCGCGATTGCTCGCCCTGCGCAAGATACCCGCGGCGGCCTTCTGCGATAGCGAGTACTTCTGCAGGTGTTCGCCAGTCATCTCCAAGACTTCCGACAATGAAGACTCTACGGCGGCGCTGGGGTACTCCAAAGTATTGAGCGTCAAGCACTCGCCACGCCACGCTATACCCGAGGTCAGCCAGCGTGCCGATGACGGCTGCCATGTCTGCTCCGTTTTGAGAAGAAAGTAAGCCGGGTACATTTTCGAGGACGAAGTTTTGCGCTTTGGTTTCGCTGAGGATTCGTGCAACTTCGTAAAATAATCCCGATCGCTTCCCAGATAATCCAGCACGCTTTCCAGCCACGCTGAGGTCTTGGCAGGGGAATCCTCCGACAATAATTCCAGAGGACTCGAATCCGAGGTTAAATAATTGTTCTCCTGTGACATTACAAACATCCTCCAAGTGATTTGTGTGTGGGAATTGTTTTTCTAAGATTTTTCGTGCGTGCTTGTCTATCTCCACCGATGCAACAATTTCCGCACCGTTACGCTCTAGCGCTAAATCAAAACCGCCAACACCAGCAAAGAGCGAGACGGCCTTCACTTTTGCTCCTCAATTAAAGTCTGCGCCATCTTTAGGTGAAACTTCATCGCATCCCTATCGTTGGCATCTTTACACTCTGCCGCCTGCTCGATATGCCAGTCAATAACATCTATCGTGTCCATGTGTCTCCAATCGCCTCGTACACCATTTGCCTTGTTATGCCTCGGTCTGCAAACTCCGCCAATACGGTGAGTCGCAACTCCAGCTTTTTATCATCTACTAACGAGCGCCTTTCCTCTGTCAGCATCCCGCCCCATACGCCGTAGTCCTCGTTCTCTGCGGCGTAGGCAAGGCACTTGTTCCAGATAGGGCAGGCCAAACATATCCCTCTAATAACGGCGGAATCAACCACCTTAAAAGAGCGCTGCTCCTCAATGCGATAGAAGAAGTTGGTGGGCAGGCCGCGACAGGCAGCCTGCTCCCAATCTACCTCTGAATACTTGGGCATCCAGTTGCTCCTGTCGGATCGTAGTAGGAGCAGTACGGCGCGCAGAACTGCACCATTTTTTCCGGCGCTGGAGGAAGTAGCTCGATTGCATTTTGTTTGACCTCGGCTAACCATTGCAGACCCCGCTGTGCTATCTCTGGGTCAAATGCCTCGGTGTGGACTTTAATATCGGAGAATGCGCCATCTCTGGCGATAGCTACAAGTGAGACTTTATCTACCTCGTATCCGTTATTCGACAGAAGCCATCCGTATAGCTGGACTTGCATTTTTTGTTGTTCGCTCGGAAAGAACCGCAGGCTTTTTACCTTTGTCGTTTTCCAATCCACAACATGGCGCTCGTCCTTTATATACAAGTCGCAATGACCCTTTAGCCCATCGAACTCGAACTCCTGCTCGATAAGGAAGTTATCCTTGAACGGGTCTTCTCGCTTGATGGCCTCCGCAACACCGGCATGAATAAAAGTGCCAAGGATTGCAGCTAGTGATTCAGTTTGATTACGCTTCGGTGTTCCGATGATTTGGTGGTACACGCGCCGGCGGCAATCTCCGATTTGTGACGGCCCTATCTCAACCTGCAACGAGCGGTCTTTCTGATTATCGTGCGCCGTCAAAGCGCCTGAAAGCATTTTCTGGATATCCATTAAATGTCCATCGCTGTTCTGACCGATGTGCCGATGGATCGTGCGATATCCACCTGCACACGAATCCGAGACACATTCGCGCGATTGGCTTTAACGATTGCCTCGTCACCGGCAACTATTCGATGCAGGTCTCGGTTTTCCAGTAAAGCCATATCTTCTCGCTCGCCAACTGTGTAATTCTTTCCAGTCGGAGACGATTTATTAGCCAGAGATAAACGCGAACTTGCCATCGCAATTTCGTAGCTGGCTTTGTTTTGATGATAGAGCGACTCGGCGTGGACTAAATCGTCATGCGCTTGGTCAATCAGCTTGCTCAACTCTTTCAGTCGAGCCTCAACCTGTACTGGTGTGACTACGCTCATTTCTCACCTAGCGCAATCTGCGCGCAGATATCCTGAACCTGCAACGCAACATTCTCGATTCCAGACTTCACGATGAGCTTTCGATTTGTGCCGAAGTTAATCGCGCAAATCTTCTCGTAGATGTCCAGACGAATCTCCGCTTCTAACTTTGCGGTCATTTTCAGAAGTAGCTTGTTCAGCTCCTCGTCATTTTTCGCGCCAAGAATCAACTTGCCCTGCACGATGTCCCAATGCTGGCCTTTGCAAAAGAGCTTCATAGCATCATCCCGCTTTCTGTATAGCGCCAAACGATGCAGTTGTTACCCTTGTCGTTCTTGCGGGTTTCGCCGGTATCTGTGAGGAATCCTTCTTTGACGAGCCATCCACGAACAGGTCGGATAGTGTTGCCGTCAATGTGCAAGTAGCGCTCTGCCTCTTGGTCGGTAGCTCCCTGCATTCCGCGGTTGATAAAAAATTCATAAACCTTACGGCGGATAGATCCAAGTGCTGGCTCAATTTTTTCGCGGGCTTCCATGGATGTGTTTCTCACGACAAGTCCTGAACTCGCTTGTTGAGGGCATCCTTAATCGTTGTCCCTCTCACGGGAAAATCCAGATTATCTTTCTCATCCTGCCAAATCTTGCGCAGGGCATCCACCTCGTTAATTTCTTGAATCATGTCGAGGATTTTTTCTAGGCGCTCGGTCTGCTCTGGGGTTAAGGTGCGAACTGCATAGGGAGTTTTTACCTTGCTATATCGCTCGACCTTTTCCATCTCCTCACGGCTAGGGCGCTTATTGCCCGAGAAAGTGAAGTTAGCTAAAGCGCGACCGATGGCTGAGGTTTCGCATACTTCCAGAGCCGATGTCTTGGTGACCATAGATGAGCCAACGATTTCCTCTGCCATGCCGGAGGTCACGCAGCGTTCATCTTCACGATCCGTATAAACGAAAGCCTGAACAATGAATCGGTTATCGTCATTGTGCAGTATTTGTGTGTGGATTCTTCCGCTGGGATATTGCTCCCAGAACTTCTTAACGCGGGATTCGACTGTGTCGTAATCCTCTAGGTTGAACTTGCCTGCCATGATTCGCCTTCCTGTAGGGGATTCCTTCTCTGAAATCCTGTTGAGGCAGACAGTACGCGATAGATTACGGTAATTCAAGCATCCCGCATCGGCGCGCCGCGGGCTAGGATAGGTGCATGATTCGAGT